GCAAGGTTTGTTATAGTTGAAAAATACCTTGTAGAAAGTTCTTCAAGGATTTTTGCGTCTGTGTAATGGCTGTTGCCATATTCACGTTTTGCCATAACGTCCCTAATCGCAAGTTCTACCTTACTGAGCAATATGTTAGGGTTAAAATTATCATCATCACCAAGCTCTGCCATCAATAGGTTGGCTATCTGTGTTTTTAATTCGCTTATATCAACCATCCGTCAGCCTCCCTTAATCAACAGCAGGGGGCTTACGCCCCCTTTCTGTTAAGATGATTTCTTCTTTCTGCCTTTATTTTTGGGTTCAACAACCTTATCTTCTATGGGTTCTTCCTTAACAGGCTCGGCAACGATAACTTCTTCAGTTACCTGCTCCTGCTCAGTTTTAGGTTCTTCCATAGGAACATCCTCTCCCGGGAAATAGCGCTTGCCATTAAATTTTACTGTGTATTCAAACTTCATGGCTACTCCTTCCCGACATTAGTATGCCTTGATAACGTATGTTTCATCCATTCTCTCATATGAGGGAAGTACGATCTCAGAAACAGTAGTCTTAGTATGAACGGGGTCACTAGTGGTTGTAACTGTTACCGCAATGCCTGTATCAACAAGTGCTGTATCATAGTTAGGATCACCCATAAGTGTACGCTCGTCAGGTGTAGTACCAAACCAAGTATTACCAAGTGCGCCTTCAGGGATAAGTGCGCAATATCCATCAGCAAAGAACTGAGTGGTTACACCTGCTTCGGTCTTGAACTGCTTTGTGTAAACGATAATGGTTACGCCAAGCTCGGTAAGGAATAACTCTTTAACCTTTGCATCGGTAATCATTACGTTAGCGCTTACATTCTGAGCAAGGATATAACTACGAACTGTGGGACAAGCCTTAACCTTGTTAAAGGTATCACGGCTCATAATAGCGATTGTAGGTCTTGTGCCTGTCTTAGATTCAACTGCGTCCTGTGCGTCCTGAATATCCTTAACGGGGTCTGCGGTTGAGCTGCCTGCTGCTGTGTCCCACTTAGCTGTACTTTCAAGTGCTTCATAGTTGTTTGTAGCGTATGAACCATCGGGATCATAGTTGTAAGCATATGTAGCACCATCAGCCTGAATGCTGATTGAGGGATGACCGTTTGTAGGATTAAGTAACTGCATAATCATTCTCTCAGGAACTACCTGTGCGCCAGCTACAAGAGTATTAGCATCATCATAGATGCGGTTAAGAACGTCCTGTGCGTAAGGATCAGATGATTCCTTAACTCTAAGGATTTCCTGCTCGTCAACTTCCTTAACAAGCATACTCTCCTTGAAGTAAGCCATTTCGGTTTCCTCAATCTTGATACCCTCACGGCTACGGATTGTTGATACTGTATCAAATGCACTAGGCATAAGTGATACAGGAATACCCTTAGAAGTCTTAATCCACTTCAGGTCAAGACCCATCTTCTTCTTTGCAGGGAATAAAGCTCTGCCAAGATAAGGGATTTTATTACTAGCTGCTTCTGTAAATGCTAAAGCGATTGCTTTTGCTGAGTAAGCGTCTCTAAGTCTCATTTATTTATCCTCCTTTTCTGATTATTCAAAACAAACAAGCGGTAAAGCTGCCTTTACTGCGTCTGTGATAACGCTAACATTATCATTCTTAGGACAATTAGCGGTATTAACTACTGCGAATGCCTTAATAAGTGAACCATTAGGGTTAGAAACGTAAACATCATTAAGAAGGATGCCTACTGCGTTGCTTGTTGAAGTATACTCGTCAACAACGGTATCTTCTGCTACAGTACCATCGGCTGCAATAGGTGTTCCAGCCTTGATAACATCTGTGTACGCAAATTCTGTACTTGCGATTGTCATGGGTACAAGGTACTCAGCGCCAAGTTTTCTTTTAAGAATCTCGGCTGTCATTCCAACTGTGTTAGAACTGTAAATCATATTGGTTTCCTCCATTCGTTATTTTAGGTATGATGCAAGTGCATCATTAGCTGCCTTACTATTCTCAGCTACGCTCTTTGCGTAACTCTCTGCAAAAGTCTCAGCAGCGGTTTTCTGTGGCTCACCACCACCGTTTCCACCATTTCCTCCGGGGTTTCCTGCGTTTCCAGCAAGTTCCTTTTCCTTTGCTGTGGCGGCTGCTTTCTCTCTGTTGGTCAATACCTGACCAAGAGTAGCGAAATTTAGACTACCATCCTCGTTGAAAAACTTGTCAGCATCCTCACCTGTAATTCCAAGTGTTGCCAACTCCTTCTGTGTCTGCATTGTCTTGATGTTCTTTTCAAGCTCTGCGACTTTCTTCAAGGCATCTTCAGTAGCCTTGTTTGCCTTCTCTACGTCCGACAGCCCTTTGTTATTGATCTCATCAAGCTGTTTCTGTAAATCGGCGGTTTTGTCTGCTTCAGCTTTGTATTTTTCAGCTCTGTCTTTTTCAGACTTGACTTCCTTGTTTACCGAGTTAAGGTAGTTTGTAATCTGATCTTCACTCGGAGTTTCAATTCCAAGGGTTACTAACAAAGCCTTTGCCTGTTCTCTGGTCATAATATTGTCCTTCCTCCCACGCTTTTTTAACACGGTTCGCATCCGCTTTGGGGTTGCTATTTATCGCATAGCTGCATTTTTATGTATAAAAAAAGGACTACCCATGTAAGTAATCCTTAGTTTTATTGAAATTCCAAATGGCAGCGACAGTTGACCGTTTCCTGTGGGCTATCATACGCAAATTCTTCATCACAAGGGAATCGCATCTGTGCTTCTCCAACTTCAAACAGATCATCTATGCCGATTGTCATTCCGTCTATTACCATATGCGTAAGCCTTACTTTTGGGTCTGCCATTGTTACCCAGATTTTTTCGGTCATTCCATTAGCTTTAGCTTCTTCTAACGCATCATTGTTAGCCACGTTGTTTGTTTCTGTTTCGGCAATAAGTATTGATCTATCGGTTGAAGTCATGTAAGGTGTATCTATCTTTTCAAGCGTATTGTCAACTACATCCTCACACACTCTTTCGATATGTGCATAATTTGGTCTGTAGCCACTTGCGACTATCTCTTGTGAATACTCGGATATAAGCCTTGCTATCAATTCTTCCCTTGACGTTTCACCGATAATTGCCAAGTAAAACAAATCCCTAAATATCCGTTCAAGGTTTATCGCTAACTCTGTACGCTTATTAACATCGTCAACGTCCATTTCATCAAAGAAATCAATTATAGCCTTGCGGATTGCCGATTCATCTACTTCTTTCTTGATGGTCTTTAATTCATCAAGCGTTCTGGTTGCCATTCATACCACCTACAATCTGTTCAGCCTGTTTAACCTGTGCCTGTAAGCCCTGTTTAGCAATCTCACCTTCAAGAGCATCATCTACGGTTTTCCAAAGTGCATCCAGATATGGTTTGCTCTGCATATAAATCTTCTCGGCATCTGTCCATAAGCCTGTGACCTTAATCGCAACTAACGGATGTATACCGCTACGGAGTAAGATTTCAAGTGCTTCAGACTTTGTAAGCAGGTTGTCGGTAGGGCTATGTAAGATATGCACATCAAAGTCCATAGCGTCCATATCGCAAGGATTAGGGCTAACAGCCTGTGATATAACCTTTAACGCAACTCTGTTCAACTCTCTGTCACCACGAACAACATATGAATCATTGAGGCTTGCCCTCATTCGTGCGAAATTCCACCCATTTCTCAAAAATGTAGCCCCGGCTGTATCACCGCCCGTGTTGCCCTCTCGGTTAGGAATAGCCAAAATGTCAAGTGCGTTTTCCCACATATCATCTTTAGCTACCTGAGTGCCTTCCTGATTGAGTTCCTGCTGAATAAGGTCTACGTTTGCCGTGTTCTGTCCATTGTTAGACTTAACTACGATTGCACCATTCATCTTCATAGCAAGGAATGATTCTTCGTCAACATCACAGTTGACAAACTTAAACCAACTCTGTACGAACTGAGCCACGGCATCCGTTCTATTACTCTGGATTTCATTGATGCTGTCGAGGATAGAGATTACGATTTCTATGTCGGAAATCCTGTCAGCGTTGTTAGGATATTCGACTATCGGTATGCCACCGAATGCGTGTATGCTTTCGGAAACTATCTTGCCACCCTTGTATATGTATTCCAGATACCCTGAAAAGCATTGTAAATATTGATCTCCGTTCTCGTCTTTGAATTGCTGCATTGACAAAAGCGGTTCACGGGTAATTGACGAGTAAACAATTATCGTGTTCATGGGTGACGGAGCAATAAGCCTGTAAGGAGCAAGGAAAGGCGCTTTTGTTCTCTGGATAGCCTTGTAGCCTGTACCTACGCTTGAAGTCCATTCACCACATTCAATATCTGCAATATTCTTGTTTGCAATTCGGTTGTAGTCATTCAGTTTGTCAACCGCATTGTTCGTCTTATCGTCATTCTTTAGGCTGACGCATTGAACAGGCTCACCGTATGTCTGAGCATTCTTAAATGCTACAATCTCAAATGCGTGGTTCTCTACTACAGGATTGTTTATATCATCCCTGACGGTCTTGCTCCTGTATAAAGCGGGCTGATCTCCCTTGTAGTAGTCATGCAGATACTTGATTATCGGTCTGTTCCAATTCAGACAGGTAATACCCTTGCTGATGATCTTCAGAATGTTATCAGGGGTAACTTCTGAAAAGTCAACATATGCAATTTTCCGTCCGTAATCTCCCTTTACCAAATCCTGAAATCTCTGTCTGTTCATCATATCCTCCTGCTGCGTGGCAACAAAAAACCGATAAGACGTCATATAACGTTATATCGGCTAGTAAAAAAATATAGGCAACTACGAAAGTGCCTTTTCATAGTTCACCCATCATACTCTTTTTACCACATAGGGTGTCACCTTGTCAAGTGCTTTTTTCAAAATTTTTTAAAATCTGGCAAACCGTCTTTTTTGTAGTCCCATTTGCCTTTGCTGTCTCATTCAGGCTCATATTCCGTATATATCTGTCAATAAATATCTTTCGCTTCGGTTTTGGTATCTTGGCTATGTCAATAATCAATGCACATTTAGACAAGTGATGTTCATAGCCAAGGCTTGCAAGTTCTGATTCCAATTCCATCACCTTCAGGACTATATCAGCGTTCTTGTCTTTAGTCCCGCCTATCTTCCGGCTGCCTGTCGCTTCAAAACCCCGTGTAGTCCTTGTAGCTATGGTCACAAGGCTCTCTATACGCTCCTTTAGGCTTTGGATAGCCTTTTCGTTATCATCCAACAAGTACCAATCGTTCTTAATACCCATATTGCCTCCTTCTGAACGGATTTATAGCCGCTTCTGCCCTTGCATTCGCCCAAGTACCTTCCAAAAAATACGCCAATGAAGCCAAACTGTCAGCAGCGTCCTGATGTTTATGTTTCTGGTTAGCCTTAAAGTTAAAACTGAACAGGTTAGTCATAAACATACGGTATTGCTTATCCCTACAGGACGGATCACGGAAATAGTATTCCCTTATAGAGCCTGCCTTATCCCAGATACGCTGTGCCTTGCGCTTATCGGTTGGAGCATACTCTGATCTCAGATTTATCTTTATGCCTTTCTGCATAAGCGCTTCGTTGACTTCATCCTTGTAGCCTTCACCACCCTGATTAGCTTCAAAATACCCAGATGTTACATGGTGTTCAAGTATCTTGTCCACTACCTGCGGTTTAGTGAACTTCTTTTCTGCGTTGTCATATACCACATCGTCTATGTAAACTGAGCCATCCTCATAGACATACGCTATCGGGAAACTCAGATAATCATCACCACCCAAGGCAACGTCACAGGCACATACAACCTTTAAGGGTTCTTCGTTTGGCAAAATCCCGTTGTAGTATTTCATATCATCGCTGATAAATACAGCGCCTTCACGCTCTACAGGCTCTTGCATATACTGAGCTGACCATGATGCCATATCTCCGTCATTCTCAAACCTCGCCCTGATCTCACGATATTTAGCTGTACTAAAGCCAACACCATAGTCATAGTCAAAGTTGGATTCGTCTTTCTCATTCATGGCAGGTATCTTGATTATCTTGAACCGAGTTCCCGGAGCTGCCAAGCCTGCCTCCAAAAACTCATGCCTAGTACAGAATATGTCATTAAGTGACCAGATAGTACCAATTCCGAGTATCTTACAACCCTGTTTCTGTCGTGACAGAACATTGTTGTTAAAGAATTTCAGTTTTTTAGCTAACAAGTCCTGATTAAGTACCTCGTTGATACCTTCGTGAAGATCATCGAGGATAAGCCACCCTTTAGCATCAAACTGACCATTCAAGCCTGCCTCCATACCTCTACCAGACAGGGTAGCGTATTTTTTACGCCTCGTAAGGTTCATCCTGTGAGCTTCGGAATCGGTGTGGGCTATGCTTTCATTCGGGAACACATCTACAAATGCGTATGTCGGGTCTTTAATCAGTTCCATAACACCGTCTACGAATGCCCCGCCCAGAGTGTTTGAGTAGGTTACATACAAGTTCGATGGTTCATCATTCCTTGCACAATGCCATGTTGTAGCAAAAGTCACTATCTGGGATTTGCCCGTTCTCGGCGGCTGATGCAGGTATAACTCGTCAAGTTTATCATCTTCCAAGTCTTGTATAGCATCAACTATCATCTTCAGTTGCTTTCTCCGGGGTTCGTAAAAGCGCTCTTTCCGAGGTCTGTATCGCTCTATATACAGACAAAAGCTATCTAACTCATACTTAGCTGCATACCTCATACAGTTATAGTATTGGTTTATTATCTTAAAGCCTATTTTATTGTCTTGTGAATACTGTTCAAGTTGTTCAAAACTACAATGTGATGTTTCCCTGATATAATCCCTAGTAACTTTAATCGCCATGTGTGCTACGTCAATAGTGAATTTAGGATCGTTAAAGTTATCTGCAAGTCTTACTGCTATCTCCATAGCATCTACAAACTCTTTATTTGCGCCATTGTATTTTAGGTAGGTCTGATACTCGCTCAGACGTTTCTCGATTTCTTCTCTTGTCATTGTCTATCTCCGCTTGTGTCTTGATAAATGGCAGAGCCTTTGTATTTTTCCCACTTGCATACCATACGTTGTACCATTTCCAAAATGTCTGATATGCCATCCCAAGTTTATCTGCACACTTTTGATACATTACAGGGTCTACATACACATACTCAGGCATTTCCAAGACTACGCTCTCCCATTGTTCTTTAGTCATTACAATACCTTTTGTTCTGTCTATGCCTGAATTTACTGAACGTAATGTGCTTAACATACCTGCTCCTTTGTAAAGTTTTTACAACGCTTACAATGCTCATGCGGAAAATCAGCCACCCACTCGCTATCAGCGTTACAGCATACCTCGTCATACAACCAGATACATTCATCCTCGTTTTTGGGGTTCTCTTTTAACTTTCCGTTTTCATTTGTAAGTTGTCTGCTCATAGAATACCTCTCAGAATCACCAGAATCGTTTTTTAGGTCGGTTTCGTGTCTTAGTGGTGTACTTATCATCTAAGACACTAAAAGTGTCTTAACGGGCAAATTTGAGCGTCAGGGTTTCAATACTAAATGCAATACCATCCCTAATGTCCTGCTCCCTGTTGCGTTTACCTCTGGATTCGAGAGTGGGATCGCCCCACTCTGTCCACCAAAGGTTTCTAAAGGAGTTCTCAAATGTCCGAGTAGCCATCATCATCATTACGGCAAGTGTCAGCCCCACAGTTTGGAGATTTATGGGGTTTACATTTCTAGGTTTCATCAGCCTATGTTTTTTAGATGGATTATTTGCCTGTGGAGCTGTCCTGCCATGCTATATCTCTAAGGGTTATAGCCATTTTCAAGCCATGTATACATTTTGTATACATTATGTATACACAGTAGGTGTATACACAGTATAAAATAAATTACTCTACTCTAAATAATCTATAGTTTTAGTTGATGTAGTACATATAACCCATATCTTTACTACTACTCTATAGGGATGTACTATTCTCTGTAGTCTTAGTAGGTCTATAGTTATTAGGTGTCCTGCTACTACACCTCCTAGGTATAGTTATACCCTTAACTCTATCTGGAGTATAGGGGTATATATATTATATATTACTACTTCTCTTTAGGTATGTACCTATTATCCCTATTCTTTGTAGTCCTATTATATGCCCTATTAGTATGTTCTTTAGAGGTTTATATATTATTGGGCTTTGATTATAGGGTATCTACTAAACCTAAAGGTCGGATTTTTGTTTTGTCGGTAGGTGGGGGGCTAAGTGCGGCGGTGGGGGTCGTTTCCCTGTAGACCCCTAGGGCATCCCCTCGCAGCTCTCCCAGAAACGCCCGCAGAGGGATCACGAAACGCACAACGGCGGGCGGGTGTCTTATTGTGTCTTAATTGTGCGGTATTTTTTCGCTAAATCAGAGTTTAGCGAAATAATAGAATCGTTTAAAATATGCCGCAAAGCCTTATAAATACAAGGTTTGCAGCGTTTCAGGGTGTTTTTATATCGTTTTGAATTGTGTCAGATTCCGGGACAATTAAACCGTTGTTAGTTGGTAGCGCCTGTTGTGATGATCCTGCGAGCTGTAGCAAGTCGGGCAAAACGTCCACGGCTGCCGCCTCGGTTCTGTCGTTTTGCGGGGTTTGTAGCTTATATTTGTAGTTACCTGCTGCGAGGCGTAAAATAGGCACTTGGCTATTTTCAAAGCCTGACACAAGCGCATTTTTGCTATTTTCTAGGGCTTTTTTTAATAGCTGAGAACGTCCACAGCTTAACCAATCATGCAAAGTGTCTTTATCAATCCCCGAAATCAAATAAAACCCCTCTAAACTACATACAAAACCATAGTATAAGCAAAGTCTATTATAAACCTCATAACATAATTCAACCTTTTTTATATTATAGTTTTTATTATATTTATTTATATAATTATCATAGAGCAATTCTAAATTGACAGAATAGACACAATCATATAAACGCTGTAGCAAGTACAAAAATTGATTATATGTAAATGCGGGGTAAATCTTTTTTTTGTCCATTGGTTCGGAGTATTGCAGCCCGTCAACCTCGATTATACGTTTAATATTATCCCGTAAATATTGCAAGTATGCGCTAATATCGTTTAAAATAATTTCGTTTGAGTTTTCAACAATTAAATCGGGCTTTTCGTCCATTTCTCCCGCCCCCTTTTTGCGTATTACTAAATATATTATTAAATATTATTATAAAAAGTTATTATTATAATATTACGAAATATAAAAAGCTGTTGTTTTCTGGGATCAAAAAAATTTTAATTTTGTCCGTGATCCTGCTGCGGGTCCGTTGTGATCTCGTTTAAAGGTTCCGGGCTTTTTTGCCCGTCCTGATTTAATTCTTTATCAATTACGGCTTTTAAATAATCATTGCATGATTTAAAGCCATTTAAACGGGCTTTTTTCTCAATGGCTGCTTTTTGACCCTTGTTAAGAAGTAATACAACTCTATCATAATTATTTTTTATGTAGTTATTTATATATTTGTTTCGTGCTTGGTATTTTTCCTTGATTTTTTCAAGCTCGTTTTTATCATCCATAAAAAGCCCCCTAAAAAGTTATTGTAATAATTTATTTCATAGCTTATTCAATAACATTTTATAAAAAGTTTGTCAATAATTTATTGAAATATGTTATTGTAATATGTTATTTGGTAAAGTTATTTACTATTTATTAGCATATATTATTATAATAACATATTGCAAAAACGCCCTATTTATGCGGCTTTTGTGTTATTGCAATAACTTATATAAATAAATTATTGTAAAAATGTAAAATGTTATTGCAATAACTTTTAATCTATGTTATATTATAACCACAGGGAACAACAAAACATAATATAAAAAAGGGGGTGAAAAAATGAAATATATTGTAATTTATAAAGAGCTTGATCCCGTTTTCGGTAGCCGTGAAAATTATATTGAGTGCGAGAACGCCACACAGCGAAACAACAATATAAAAGAGCTTAAATTCTCGGATGATATAATCGAAATAAGTTTTTGCAAATTCTACGCAGACGGCGAACCCGGAACAATTAAAACAGTATTCAAGAAGTAAAAAACCACATCATAACATCAAAAAAACACTATTTAAGGAGGTCAATATTATGACACAAAAATATTATTATGGAAACCCCGTTTCCGATTATGGCATGGAACACAACAGAGTTGATTATTCAACATTTGCAAAGGCTTTTAATCATGTTTATTGTGATTTTGAGGCACTCGCAAAAGCTGCGGGCTATGACTTCGAACCCGTAGGAGGTAGCGATTATTATTACGAGCTTGACGGTGAGACATACACCCCCGAAGAAATGGAAACAAAAAAGGAAGAACTCGAAGCACATTTGCAGGAACTCGAAGAAATGGAGGACGCAAGCGAAGAAATAGCAAGCGTTGAAAATGATCTTGAAGAACTGCAAGAAGAAAAATATTATGATATTTTTCAATATTACATAGTACCTGAAAACGCTGTTGAAATACTCGAAGAAAACAACGAAATAGTTTTATACTCCGATACATTAAACCTTTATGTTTGGGGCGTTACTCACTACGGAACGGCTTGGAGTTATGTGCTAACCGACATTGAAATTTAATATACACCCCGCCGCAGCTTTTGGAAGTTTCCACCGTTCGGGACGGTGGCGGCGGTTTCTGGCAACAAAAAAACATAACCACATCACAAAAAAATCTATAATAAGGGGGTTTTATTATGGCACAATTAGAAATGCACTTGACAAAAAAACAATATACAGCCCTAGAGGGGCTTGCCTATTGGATCGCTAATTTGCATTATATGCGGGAGAGATACGGAAAAGACGAGCCGGAGCTTGAAACCTGTAGAAAAACTATTGAATTATGTTGTTTCCCTGACTTAGACGCTCTGCACGTTCCTTTTTGGGTACAAAATAGCGTTATATGTTGGGCGGAAAATTGGAGAAATTACAAAGATACATATTTTGACAGCTTTTTAAAAACAAAAAATATTTTTGTAGATAGAAAAGACATATAAAAAAGGGGGTTATATTATGACATACGAAAATTATTATGATAGTTTTAAAAAAATAGGTAGCTCGGACATAGATATACAAGCAATAACCGAAAATTTATATAATAGTTGTTGCGATATGGATTTTAACGACTATACAGAGACAGCCGAAAAAGACAAATCACAATTAGAGGATGCTTTATACCATTTAAAGGCTTGTGCCGATAATCCTTATAATAACGATTACTTCAGGACTTTAATATATGCGCTTGCTATAGCTTTTAAGGGGGTGATTTAATGACCATAACAAAAAATAATTTTATGATCCTAAGGGCGGCAGCTTTACAGGCTGCCGAAAATAACACCCAAATTTTAAAAGCTATACAGGAGACAGAGACAGCCGCCGAGATCGCAAGCAAGAAAACAAGCCAATATATATTAGAGAAAAGAAAACAAAATAAAAATTATTGTAGATAGGACCCGTCAAGGGTCCTTTTTTAGTCCAAACGGTTATATTATAACCGAGCTTTTTAAAATGCTTTTATTTGGGTTTTTGGTGTATGGTGGCATATTATACCACAAAGCCCGCAAAAGTCCAAATATGAGCGTTTTAGCATTGTTTGTGATATAGCTGCGGGATATTGTCAGGAATCGCCCGCAGGGATCACAGCAAAAAAGACTTGACGCATTTAAACGGGTTTAAACGGCTTTATTTTATAAAGTGGTATAAATACCCACTAACAATATAAAACGGCTTTAAAAGGCGTTTAAACGCTTTACAGGGGCAAACGACACAAAGCCAACACAAAACAAGCAACAACGCCCGCAGGGATATCACAAAACGCATAATTTGCCCGTTTTGGGCGGTTTCGTGGTATGGGTGGCACATAGTACCACAACAGGCAAAAAAACGGTTTATGGGCGTTTTATGAGGTCAAGCCCCCGAACCCGTCCCCGATCCCGTCAGGGCGGGCGGGGTTTCTGGGAGTGTCGCAGGGATTCCGGAAATTCTAAAGAATCTCTAAAAAAAGTGTGAAATCCGAGCAAAATCTAGGGTAGGATTTCGGAAAAAAATATATCAAAAATTCTCAGATTTTTGGGGCGATATAGGGGGGTATCAAAATAGTTGCATTGAAATTTTGGCGAGATTTGAGTTGAAATTCCCAGAAAATATCAAAATTAATTCGATATAGTTTTAAGCAAGTTTCAGAGCAATATTTGAGCATAAATATGTGTGCAAATATGAGCATATAAGAGCCGAAAATTTGCAAGGCAGCAGGACGGTATCAGGATCATAGCATCAATATAAAAGAGAATGCACTCTCCTACTGAGAACGCAAAGGAAATCTTTAGGAACGCATAATTAATTTTGTGATCGCATACATGAGCTTGTCTAAGCATTGTCTAAAATAAAAAGTCTTAGCAAAGCCAAGAATCAGCATTTTCAGGAGTTCCCTGACACCGCTAGTCTAAATCTTGTCTAAGTCCCGTCTAAATGTCTCAGACTTAGACAGGCACTCAGGCATAAAAAAATAGCCCCTGCACTTGCAAGAGCTATCAAAAAGGTTTTGTGCTTAATAAGTCTCGGATGTACCCATTTACTTATCCGCAAACTTGATTATACGCTACAAAGCGTAAGGAAGTCAAGCAGAATCTAAAAAATATATGAAATTCGGATAGAAATTGGGGTAGGGATCGTGGAAAAATTTTTCGGAAAATTTCTGGATTTTCATCCCAGACATAGGGGGGCTATCAAAAAGTTGCATTGGAAATTTTGAAGGTAGGTGTCTGATTTCCATATAAAGAAAAACGTCATTTTGAAATTGACACATCTGGGGATGTGTGGTACACTTATGAGGTCATAATTAAAACCAATTTTGGTTTTTTTGATGATGTGGTTTGGGCTGATGGTGATGCGTCAGCCCTTTTTTTGTTGCAAAAAAATATAACCGCATTTCTACGGTTATACTCACCTTGATTATCAAGAGGATTCCTTCATACGGCTAGGAATTGCCTAATCCTCTCTCCTATTTGGTTACACATTTGGTTACAGTAATCAAATGCAATTCTGGAAACCCTTGAAAATCAAGGCTTCGTAGCGCGCCTAATGGGATTCGAATAGATTGTGTAAATCCCAAAACCCTTGATACTACGGGCTTCGTACCCTTTTTTAGATTATTTACATTTGATTACACTTTTTCAAGCACCGCTTTTATGTCGGCAACTTGCTCATTACTATAAAAGTAATGTTTCTTTGTGGTGAGTATTTCCGTGTGTCCTAACTGCTTGATCTTCACAATATCGCTAACCCCGGCATTCTCCAGCTTAGTAGCGTATGTCTTACGCATCTTGTGAAAACTTCTAAACCTTACGCCAGCACATCTGCACAGGGTATCTACCTTGTTAGATAGCCAAGCAGCCTTGATACGCTTGCCGTCTCGTAAGAAAACGTAGCCGTCCCTGCTCCCGGTATACTCATATAGCTTGTTCATATACCTTTGAGCTTCATCAGTAAGCACGACTTGACGTATACCGTCTCGTCCTTTAGTGAAGTTTCTAACTTCTTCTATCCACTCACCATGATTATCTTTATATTTTATTTCAGTTCTTTGGACTATTAAAGTATCGCCTTGATAGTCAGACCATCTAAGGGCGGCAACTTCGCCCACCCTCAGACCTGTTTCAAACGCTAGTATCACGCCTAGCCCCAGCATATCCTCGTTGTCAGCCACAAACTTCTTTATCAGCGTTTCTTCTTCCCGGCTGAAAACCTGTTCTTCATCTAACACAACCCGTCGCTCAAATATCTTGCTCGACAGATTCAACTCTGCTAAGAACAGGCTCATACGCATATCTGTATATCCGTGTTTCCGGGCGTATACCATAGCCCCACTCAGCAGTATACGCATATTGCCCCAATTCTTAGCTGTCAGATGCCCCTCGGCTATGCTGGTCTTTATAAAATTCTCTAAATATAGTTCGTCAATCTGTTTAATCTCTTTGGTTTCAAGTTCGGTCCCGTGGATATACCGCTTGTAGTCAGCCGTATATCGGTCATATGTTTGTTTCTGGATTTCGCCATATTCAAGTTTCTCCGAAACCCAACAATCAAAACAATCCTTAAACTTGATCTTAGGGTCTTTATAGTTCTCAATGATTTCATCTTCAAGAGCCACCCTATTGCTCTTAGCTATCAGCCTCCTTTTACCCGCTACGTCAACATACGCCTTCCAACGACCATCGGTAGCTTTCCAGATTTTAGTTTGGTCAAGAATCTTTTGTCTATTCATCTTTTCGTATTCTTGCCGTATGAAGGTGAAATCTATTATAGAACTATTTTCCAAAAATTGCAAGAAGTCTTTTTCATCATCCATGAACCATATCCTCCATACGCAATTTTCTTATACGATTGTACTCTGTGCGCAAAGCCATACATCTGTAGCACATCGTCCTACCCGGTTTAGCTTTCTTCCCACATCTGGTACACAACCCTTGCTCCTTGCGCTTTTGATATACTTTATTGCCGTTAATTCTCGCTAATTCGGCAGCTTTCTCTTTATGTCTTGCTCTATATCTCTCTTGATATGTAAGATTCATTGCTTTACATTCAATACAAGTCTTTTCGCCAAAGTACAATCTATTTTTTTTACATCTAGGACATATCCCAATGCCCTGATATAAAATTCTTGTGTGTCTATCTACTCCCATTTTCATTTACAAGGGGCAAACCTAGGTTTTTGTGCGCACTTTGCCCTTTTACCCCTTTCTTATGGTTATAATCTAACCGAGTTTCTTCCTTATTATATATATAATATATATTAATATTAATTATGGTCAAATATCTGGTCATATGTCCGGCTGCAAGAATAAGAGCAAAGGTATAACACCGCTTCGTTCTTTCTCCTAGTCCTCGTTCTACGTTTGTAAACCCATTGATTAGAATCCGAGATCATAAAATCCTTCTCGCATATAGGACACCTATACATTGTTACCCCGTGAGCAAATTTCCCAGAGTTTGTAGTCTTGCAACGCTCCCTGATAGCCTGTTCTTCTTCCAAACTAACTTCGTTCATCTGTGCCATATTCAAGTTGCTCCTTCTCAGCTTCAGCGATTATCTTAAAGAAACGCACCCAACAATCATAGCAGGAAACCTTACCACAGTTTTCTTCGCACCATTCAACGCCTGTCTCTGGGTCTATGTCGTTCATAAATTCGTAAGCGTCCAAATCTCCATACTCATATTGGCAGGGTGGCTCAAAAAATTTTGCTATCAAATGTATAATATGTTTAACATCATCGTTCATATAACATCCTTTCTAGAAGTATGCCTTGCAGGAAAGAGTGGTTTTTTAACAGCGTCCTCAATACTCCAACCTTTTTTTAATCTTCTCCATAATGTCGATCTATTTAAACTAACTTCTTCAGCCAACTGAGCCAGAGTATAGTTTTTTCCCCTATAACTCAAAATGCGATTGTCAGACCTATTATTGTTCTGCTCTTTTATTGTTTTCCATCTACAATTTGATGGTTCATAGTTTCCTTTGCTATCAATTCGGTCAAGAGTTAGCTCTTGATTATATCCATTTTTAAAAGACCATTTAGCAAAACTCAGATAATCATCCCACCATTCTTTGCAAACAGTTATTCCTTTTGCCCCATAAAATTTATAGCAGGTATTGTTTTTCTGGCTACACCTTGCCTTCATACCTTGCCATATTCTAATCAATCTTTTGTCACCATATATATCCATTTCTGAATATGCCCTTATTACATTATAGCCAAGTATAGGTTTCCCTGACCTTCCGTGTTCTCCAACACGATTAGGTTTTACCCCTAAAAATTCACAAGCACTTATTTCAGACGGAAACGAATAGTATTTTCCATCTTTTTCTAAGATATATGGTCTTGTCCTACTTGTCATTTTGTCTATCCTCCCACAGTTCATCAGCCGCTTGTTTCATAGATTTCTTGCTTATGCAACCATCACAGCCACTTGTAATCGTGCCATAGATGTAGCACTTGTGGATTTCACCATCACCACAATAGTTTGCGCAAGTCTCGTCAACTTTCATCTTCGCTCTCCAATACATCCTGTAAGTCTTTAACTACTTTGCCGTATACACCAACTTTACCTGTCAGATACGGACTAACCTTTAGGTTTCTCCATTCTTCTTCAAGTACCTCTATCTCGTTCTGGTAATCTTCGATTAGGGATTTTATCTTTTCTTCAATCGTCATTCTTTACCTCCTTGTCTGCTTCTATTATTGTTGGAGCATCATCAATGGTTGACCTCTCTACATTTCCAAATATCCATTTTTTTCTTAATGCATCACCATCAATCAACCTTCCGTGATTCTTTGGAAGTACAATGCCATTTCTTATCGCTTCTGCCAATATATCAACTTCAAGGCTCGTAAGATTACATACACAATCTTGATGCCATCTGCACATTTCCTGCATATTGTCGGGTATATCAATTACTATCTGCATTCGCTCACCTCCTACAAATCACCCATACTTCCAAAGTCAACATAATCTGGAGCAAACTTGCATTTAAACATCTTCACTCTACACTTATCACCGTCTGAAAAAGAGCATTCTTTACATCTGAATACCAAATCATCTTCGACTTTAGCATCTATACAAAATGCTTTAGTAAATTGGTCTAATATCTCTACCGCTTTATGCTCATCATTTGCTATTCTTCCAGAATAATATTCTCCACTACCCATTATTTGCTCACCTCCGATAAATGCTTGTCGATCATCTTTAAAATTGTTTCAAAATGTTCATCATCAAGAAAATCATCTTGGTAATATTGACAAATATTATCCA